CATCTATGTATCATGTTAAACCAGCATTGATATATTGGATGTTTGGCCATTCCATGTTTTACGAAAGTTTTTATCATCCATTTTTTCCTATAGCAACCACAAGATTTGGTATTACCATTTTTGATATGCTCTAGTCTCGCAATAAATTTATTACCACATGAACATAAAAACACACCTTTATATACCTTCTTATTATATTTATCTCTATAGGGTTCAAGTTTTTCAATTAATGTATTACCATTAAAATTATAACTTTGATCCTCCATATTCCTTTTTATTTAATATTGGTACTATAAACCTCTTGTTTCTTAACATTTAAAGGTTCACTCGTAAAATCAAAATAAGTAAGATATTTCCTTCTTTCAGGGGATACCAATTTTTGATCTGATTCATAGCATAGTTTTACGCTGAAATCCTTCCTACCGAGCCAGGTTTTACCTTTTTTCATACAATTTCAAGGTTTCTTTTGGTGAATATATAATCTTCTACCATTTCCCCTTTTGAAATATGTATCTCTTTAAGTATCAGTAAGGTAGATTCCATGGCTTGATAAATTGCTTCTTCAAATTCTCCTTCCTCAAAATCATCTTCACATTTAATCAAATCTTCACCATATATACATTTCATGAAATTTGATTCCAATTTGAATATATCTTCTGGTGTGTAGACTCCTCCTCCTTCTTCCAATATACAACTTTTACCCTCTTTTATCCACAAATCTTGACTATTCAATACTTCAAAATCAAGTCCTCTGGCTTGGATCCATTCTCTGGTATTATTTAGAAGATTTCCTACAAAACATGCACAAGGTAAACAAGGTTTCAACTCATTTTTAAGATAAGCGTTTACGATTTTATTATATTGGGTAATAAAGTTTGGTTGATTTCCTTTTTCCATTTTACTTTTATTTTTTTGTTATTGATTATTATTCTAGACCATTTATATACACCGTTTAATACATCGTATATACACGTTCTATCGATATCATAGAAAATAGAGGCATCTTTTACACTTTTAAAAGATTTTAAGATATTTCCAGTTTCGTCTAAACAATATATTAATATTTTGGAATTTTCCGCCTTTTTCTCTCCTCTTCTGCTCCTTTCTTCTTTAGATAGATTAGACATTCTAACTGAAATTGCTCTTTTTTGTTCCTCTGTTCTTTTTACTCCTAAAGCATTCTTATTTCCAAGAAGAGATTCTGAAATTCTACTTTTTGTTAAATTTGTACGTATTGTACCTTTTGAGGAAATAGCCAAAGGAGAAAGATTATATTCAGGTTTCAAATTATCTATATAATATTGTTCTCTCTCTACAGTATTACTGCATATTTCTATGATTTGAAATTTAAAATTATCAATTCCATATTTATTTACTGATTTTTGTAAATAATTAGAGTGATGAATATTTCTTTTTATTTGATGTAAATGATAATAAAATCTTTTGTAAAAACTGTCTTTAGTACTTCCGATATAAAATTTATTATTAATTAAATTAACTATTTTATATACTCCAGTTTTATGTAAGTCTTCTACATCTACATCTTCTATACTCATATAGCTAATTCAAGTGTTTTAGAGTTATTTAATATTTCTTTTACTTCATCTATACCTATCTTTTCAACCAATTCATCTGGAAAATCAATTTCAAATGAAATAGGTTCCATATTAAGTCTATCTTCTGGTCTATTTCTATCAAATCTTGAGATAAATTCCGCAGCATTGGTTGGTAAATTGATATCTCCATCCTTAATTCCTAGATCACTAACTGATTTTATTTTATTATCTATATTGGAGTATATACAATTTCCCCCAACCCAAGCATTTGGCAGTATATCCCTTATAGCAAGAGCTATCGCACAATTGAATCCCACTTTATTCGCTGTATCTGGATTATTTTGGCTGCAAAACCTTGATTTTTCCAAGATCTGTTCAGTAACTTTTATTAATACTTTCATAATTAATTTTGGTTTTCTATTGTTGTGAATTTATGTATTTCCAATGGTTCGTCCAAATTCTTCAATTTGGCTTCGATTTTCCAACTTTCGGGGTAGACATACCCCTCTTCGTATGGTACAAATTCAAATATCCTTACCTCAAAGTCTTTATATTCCTTTTTAATGGATTCTTGCTTTTTGACTTCTTCCAAGATGCTATTGCTATCATACTGATTACCATTGATATCTTGTATAGGAATATTCATTTTTGATAGCTGTTCAAAGAACTTACTTGAAGATCCATTAATTTCCGATCTGACATTATCAATAATAGTCTTTATTTGATTCTCCGAATAATGGTATATTTTAGGATTTTTGAAGGTCAAATTGCCCCAAGAATCAGCCCTCCAGCCTAATAATTCATCATTTGCAAAATATCCGAATATAATTGGTTGTTTTTCCATATTTCAATGATTTAATTTGCTTCTCATAACCCAATTTTGATAAAAAACACGCTGACTGGGATATTTATTCACTATATTTGTGTAATATTCCAATCGGTTTTCCATCAATTTAGCTATAAATTCCCATTTGGGGCATATATTTAAGCTACTGACTGTTTCCATATCCATTATACCTGTTATCTCGGTAGGATAGTCCATTTCATTCAATGTTTCTTGAATGGTCTTAATAGCCAAATATTGGCTGTTTATACGGAAATCAAATGTATAGGTAGCTATATCGTCATCACTTATATACATAAAGTTCTCGGAGCACCAAATTGAGAGATAATGGTCCATTATATGCCATTTAAGCATATCCCCAGGTATACTATCATTCCATTTAAGCCTGTGGGTTCTTTTGTATTGATTTATATACTCCCAACCTTTCCAACTTGGATTATACCTAAAACTAATGCCCCTATACGTTTCCAAACCATAGTCTGACCCATGATTTACCCAATATCCTTCACGATCTAAAACATATTGATAAGCTTTCATGAAGCTAGCAGTTTTTTTGATAAGTTTAGGTTTATTTAAACAAGGAGGTACTTCTTTCCCTATCTGGGAGCAAGAAATAAGCAATAATATTGATAAAACATATAATTTCATGTAATAAGTTTAAGTTAAAAATAAGGGATCTGAACCGTAAAGATAACAATTTCTATTTGATTTACAAACAGTCCCACAAATCTATACGATTACCATATGAGCGTACTTTCCAGCATATGGCACTGAATATCCTCAAATCCCTTAAGTATTTGTTTAAGGAAATACTTCAAACCTTATTTCTTTTCTTGACCAATATCTTGTTTTTGGCCCATTTAATGAATTTTCCAATAAAATTGTCTTCACTATCTATATAATCGTTTATATGGATACCTATATAGGCAATAATCAATATCCACGACAATAAATGATAGATATGGATTACATCGCTTAAACGTATATCATATCCCCTGAACCACCATTCACATAGATTTATGAATATAGAAGATACAACTATACCTAATAGATAATAACCTATCAATTGAAGCATATAAATTTTTATTTTTGATTATATTTAAATACATACCCTTTGGTATGTGAACGTTCTCCTCTACATACTCAAAGGGGTATGTACCCCAACCCAAGAGTTGAAAGTAACTATCCCCACCTTGACATTATCCTCACCTATCTCCAATTTCTCTATTATGCTTATAAAGGCATCCCCTATAAACTTCTCATTGCCTTGGCAACTGCCAGAAAGATCACCTACCAATACAATATCCATTTTCAAACAACCTGTAGAGCTATAAAACAGGCTTGTTATCAAAAATATCAACATTTTCATTTTCTGTAAAGTTTTATTGTTATAGGTATCTTATCTGTAAGTATACTTATTTCGGCGTAGGGACTATCTATATAAACAAATGCTATAAGATTGTCATATTTTACCAAATATAGGGCATTTATTTTGGAATTTCTACTATCCAACTTTGTTATGGTTTCCCTTATCTTCTCTACCACCTTCCATTTTGTATAACCTATATCGTACATATAAAAGCATATAGAATCGTTCCTCATCCATAAGCTTGTACCTATATTGAATGTCTGCACACTGTCCCCTAGGGATAGCATATAAAAATGGAAGTAGATGAAGAATCGCATAATTATGATATTTCGTCAATTACAAAGATTATAAGAACAAACCAAAATACAAAACAACTGAAACCAGTCCAATCCCTGAATATATAAGTCCAATTGATTAGGCTCAAAAATCCATAAACTGCTATCAGAAATAGTATTTTTCTAAATATTTCCTTTGTTCTGCTCATACAAGTTCAAATTTAGGTTCATTTATAATTTCTCCGTCCAATGTGAATATCCATAAATCCTCATCTTTTTCCATTACAATGCCGTCATATGATTTTGTAAGCTCCAAATTGAATTTATAGCCCTTTTCAAGCAAAATATCCATCTGTATATCCTGCTCAACGGTTATATACATATTCATCTCAAATAGATTATAATAAACAATACCCCCAACATCCATAATCCAGTGGAATAAACATGATTCCTCCAATCTCTTATATTCTTGTTTTTGGCAATATTGTACCTTATCCCTGCAAATCCAAGGAGAATCAGGGAGACTCCTAATATGAGTAAATTCATAATAATGTTAGTTAGGATGAAAAATATAACTGAAAACAAAATAAAGATATCCATATAGGGATACTATAATAATTGCCAAAAAGGTCAAAAACAACCATAAAGTGGATTTCCAAGAAAGACGAGTTTTCATAGTATCAGTTTTAGGAGTCATGGGTTAACTTTTGAAATAATTACATCCTTTTCTTTTGCATCTCCAATGTGGTCGGAAAACACCCTTCCAATACCTTTCAAACTTGAAATCATGGAAGCCTAAAATGCAGAGTATTCTCATATCATTTTACTTTTTGTTGTCACTGTCCAGTAGGGTCAAGACTCAAGGATTTTAACAAATTCAATATCTCCGAGAACAAATTTATTTTGCTTAGCTAAATCACTAGCTATTTGCTTTGCGATGAAAGCCCAATTGTTTTCGATGTAAGGCGATCCTGGAGCAGTTACTTCAGTCGTTATTTTCTTTCTCGAAATTTCCGATTTTTTGTTCATCAGATCGGCTAGGCTTATCACCTTATATGTTTTCATACTTTTTTCATTTATCTAACCTTTCCTTAGTTGGCTTATTGTCTGGTTTAAGGTTCATTCTATTGTCCCTATAACCTTTATTTATAGGTTTTGATTCATATGTCCTTTTCAATAGAAAATGGAACATTTTAAGGAAATCTTCTTTCATTTTTCTTGATTTTATGTTCACAATAACAATATCCAGCTACACAGACTAGAAATAATACAGTTAGAATCATAATCTAATTAATTTGCTGATATCAATTCCAATGCTTTTTCAGATACTTCTTTAAGGGATATAAATTCTTCTATTTTGATCTTAGGTGAAAATCTTGAAGCTAGGAATTCCCATTCAATATCATTGTGACTTGGTATATCTATTTTACTACAACAAGAACAATTTTTGAAATAACTAGAATTTCTTATCCCTATGGTTACAACCCAACATCCACAGCAAGAGGATTTACATATATTTGTAATCTTAAATTCTTCCCCTTTTTTAAATATTCCTTGATGATGATCACAATTAGCTATTACTTCCTGACCCTTATAAAAGGGTGCTATATCAATATTTTCCATAATTTTTACATGGTTACAAGGGTTGCTACTTTTAATGCATCATTGAAATATACAGATTTGATGCAATTATACACTTGTATCCTTGCATCCCTTTCATTTACCATATTATCGGAACTTACTTCCTTTACATATGATTTCTTGATAATTCTTGGTCTTTTCATAATAGATTGAATTTAAGGTTTAAATTAGGTTGGATAAATGGATTCGAACCACTGACCTTCTGCGCCATAAGCCTTCTATTCTATAAACTGTTACCATAAGTTTATTCTATTTCGTTTACTACTATCCACCAACCGATTAAGCCATTTGTAATAAGTATAAGTATAAGAATTGTTATGGATTGACCTATAGTGGGCTCTATTGTAAGATAATCAAAATCCTTGAAATCCTTCCTTTTCCATTTCATGATTATTTCATCATTCAAATAATGTACAATTTTGGTTAAATCAAGTGTTTTTTGATCTTCTACAAACTTCCTGCTTTCTATTTTTATGTCCTGTTTGTCAGTCCATGAGAAGTCATAGGCCCATTTTACCTCATTTGAATCATTTATACCTATACACAGGACAAATTCGTTCTTGTTGCTGCCTTGCCAATATCTCTCTTGGACAAATCCCGCTTCTCTGGGTAAATTTTTGAATATTGCAATGAATACTCTTATTTGCATAGGACTGCCTAGCCTAGAATTGAGTATTTGAAGCTCTTTATGAGCTTTTACATCCTGTATACCCAATAGACATTGTTGATGGAATATCTCCATTATGGGAGGATAATCAAAAGGTTTGTATGTTTTTATCTCAAAAGTATCCACTGGATCATAATGGAATACATTCAAAGCTGCTTTCGGTCTGTTTTCATAAGATTCAGTCACTACAACAGGTTCCAATCCTTCATCATCACCTCTCCAATCACTATGGTACATATCACCATCTATATCATGGTAATTCCTATGCATATCATAGAACTTAGGAGTGGATTTGAATTGCCTTACAAGATTGTTGTATTTTGTCTGAGATATTTCAAATGTCCTCAAGGTAGTGATAACCTCCCAATATTCAGGGTGATAGTCCACATCATAAGCATGCATATAACCACATATATAGGTAGTTGTACAATTTTTACCGCATGATCTGGTACAATAGATTGGATGTCTGCAACTTACCCTTTCATTCCAAGGTTCATAATATCTGGCTTCAGTTACATATCCTCCCAACCATTCAATATCATGGGTGAGGGACTCTATAGCAAGGAATTTGGCCACAACTATGAATACAATTGTATATACCATAGGTATGGCCAATTCCCACCAAATTACATGCTTCCTGAAGAAAAGTATCAATATAGCCCCCATCAGTACAGGGACCAACAGGAATATATAGATATTCATGGTTAGAATACTTTTACGCTATCCTCTTTCTGCGTCTTGAATACTTGTTCTGTCTGTGTAGATGTAACCAATTTCAAATCAGGTACTTCCTTAGTAAAAAGAAACAAACTTGATGGGAATTTATACACCAAATCCTTTATTTCCTTATGAATGGAGATAAGTTTGGTCTGATTGTTGGTAAAAGTGGCCCTTTGTATTTCAATGGTATTTGATAGTTTTATATACAATTCTGGAGTAAATGTAGGATTTGCCTCTGTTATCCATTTCATCATTTCCCCTCCATAGTTCCTTGAAGTCATAATGGCTTGGTAGTTATTACGAAAATCCTCACTATATTTCTCTGATACTCCTGCTTGTTGTTTGATTACCTTCCAAAGTTCATCATATGTAATCCTGTCCTTGTCCACTTGGGCATCATACATATTCTTAAGGGTAATATACTTGTTGCTATAAGTAAAATACATTGATACTCCTACTACTAGGAATGATACAAATGTAATGGCTCCCAATAGGGCGAATAATTTAAGTCCTTTCATATTTTTTGGTTTAAGTTGTAAAGTTAATGTTTTAAATTTGAAAACCCAATAGTATTAAAAAGAAGTGGATTTGGGACTATAGAAAGAAAAATAGATAGCTGCAAACAAGGGTTAGCCCCCTCTTATTGGGTTATTTCACCAACCACTATCTATTTTATATCTTCTACATGGGGAAATCCAGCTAATACTATCGGGTATATTGTTAAATAATAGGTTTGATTGTTATTTCATTGTGTATCTTGGAGTATGGCAAGCCATCAATAGCTGATTTAGCCTCAAGTTCGGAATAGTATATAACTGGATAGAGCTTTTCACTGCCAGAATATATACATTTTATCATTATACAGAATCTTGGTATTTTCATAATTTGATTAAATTAAAAAAAAAGAGAGCTATATTTCAAGCTCCCTTCAAACCCAAACCTATGCAAAAACTAAACTAAAATGCTTGTTTTTACTCACAATTAGTATCTTCTTCGAGAATTAACCTACCAAAGCTACTTGTGATTTGACGTTATTTTTGACTTTTTTGTAAGTCAGGTATATCTATTTCTTTAATTTAATAAAAATTTGTGAGTTTAAAGTAGACTCAATGTTAGAATTGTAGTTGTAGTCATTAGAATAGTTCACTACCTAACTAGAGTAAATATGTAAATATACCTATCTGGCTTAGTTTCCTAACCAAATGTCATAATATTGCTTGAAATGCTTTAAACCATGTTTGGCTTTTCCTTCAGTTTGATAGTAAAAAGCAGACCCAAGGTTAGAAGCGTAGTCGTAGCCAACAGAACAGTCCACCACCCAACCAGAGCTTTTCTTTTCAAACCAATTATACCATTTTGAGGTATTTCTGTTATCAAAATCAGCTTTCCAAATATTACCATTTTCTGTATTTACAGCTTTGATACATACTTCAAGAGATTTTTGATTGGTAGTTTTATATCCTATATTACAATGTTTAGACATAACTCTAAATTCAATTACATCTAAATCATCTTCTCCCAACCATTTACAAGCGGATTCTACATCAATTACAGAAGTCCAATCGTCTTTTTTATCAATGATTGCTCTCAATTGTCTTGTTTCTTCTTCTATTGCTTTTAGCCTATTCAAGGCTTCTTTTTTATCTATATTCATAAATTTTTGAGTTTAAAATACTCCACAGAACCTATCATTATGGTTGAAATCATTGGATTTACCCTTACAATCAGGTTTTACTATCTTTGTAGGCATGGCTTGGTTAATTGATGTATTTCTTGGGAATTCATCAGGTTTGATACCTAATAGAATATCCCTTAAATAGGGTGAATTTGTGTTTTTCATAGTTTTGGTTTATTTTTAAAGGTTTTGTTCTATCCATTCACTGAATTTAAGTCCCTTTATACTACTCGCGTTATTCAACGCTGAAGAATATCCAGCTCCCCAAGCTTCTCTAAGAATTTCCTTCACTTCTCCTCTGTTCCAACTCTCCTTTACTCTTTTGATTGTGATAGGTTCTTTATTTATATTTAAATCTTTCTCCTTTTTTAACATAGTAGTATAGTTTAGAATATTTAATACCAAGTTTTTCAGATGCTTGTTGAATACTAATATATTCTTGACCTGTTTGTACATCAATAATAGGTTTACTGTTGTTGCTAACACATCCTAGCTTAGCCTTAGACATTCTAATTAAAGTCTCTTCTGAATGTTTTCTCCCCTTTTGCCCATTTGACATATTTCTCTTAACGCTTTCAGAAAACTTCATTCCTTTACGAGTATTAGAAATCTTAATTCTCACAGATTCTTTCATGGGTTTACCTAGTTTCGCTTTAGATAATTTATCTTTAACTTCATCTGATAAATGCCCTGATAAGTCATCAGTTTCCGTGAGCCTACAATTTAAACCTTCATTTAGACAATTATAAAAATCTTGCCAATATCTTTCACGTTCATTAAGATTCTCTATTAAACATTCCTCAACACATTCAAATATATGTTTATCTACTCCGTACTTTAAAAATGAATTGTAAAGTTTAGTTTGTTTTACAGGCATCACATAGGTGTACCTATGAAGTCTAAACTCTACATTCGTAGATTGTCCAATATAAATTTTATTACTAGGACTTGTTATTTTGTATATCCCTATCATAGTTATTTTCTAAATATTGCAATATGTAATCTTGATCCATACTAGCATCCTTTTGATTATTAAGAATTGCTTGTTGAGCTTGCTTTAGTAGCTCGGGAGTTACATAATCTTGCAAATTTAGGCATTTTCTTATAACTATGCAATTGTCTTTTGTATTGATTTTGAGTTTATCAAATCCTTTTATATCAGGACTCAAATTCTTCCAATGTTCTTCATACTCTACCATCACTTCCCTAATCACATTCCCTTTGTTGTATTCTCTTACAAATACTTCAAGGAATTGATCGCTTGGTTTAGGCAGCGTCTTTATATTTGAATTCATATCCTTTTGCAGTTTTAGATTTTTTCTTACAATTATTTGAAATTGATCCTGGATTAATATTTAACTCTTTTGAGGCTTGTAAAATACTATCAAATTCCTTTAGTAAAATCCCATTCTTATAACACTCTATCTTCTTTTTATTAGGGTGGGAATGTCCTTTAAATGAACATACTGGGATTTTACCTTTTCTCAAATTAGACCATAAATCTTTATGTGATTGAGTCCATTCTTTACCTTTGAGTTTATGCGGTTCTTTAGAATATTTATCTTTAAGAGTTTTAGAAATTTTAATTTTTGTTTCGTTCTTTACAGGAGCCTCTCTTCCTTCTCCCCCTAATGTTCCATTAACTAAATCAAATCCCCAAGTTTTGAATTGGGATATCCAATAGACTTCAAGATCATGAACTTCTTCAATACTTGAACATTCATCTAATAAATCTAATATTGGATTTAAATCTTTTCTCTTTAATGATTTAATCCATGAGTTTTTCTTTGTCTTGAGTTTAGTTGTACATAGATGGTTAAAATATCTCTCCTTGGGGTTTTTACTGTAACCTATATATTTTACTTGATTATTTCTAGGATCTGATAATGTATAAATGTAGTATGTCATAATTATGATTTTTCTACAAATATACTACAAATACTTGAATAAAACAAATAAAGTGGTTAAATACTCAATGAACTATCTGTTGTAGCTATGATTTTTCCTTTAAAATCAATGAACACATCTCCTTTTTGATATGGTCCAAATACTTGGCTTCCATCAACAGCATAATCTCCTTCTTTTATTTCTTCATCTGATAAGAAGTAGAGATGTTGTCCTGTCCATTGAGAATGTTTATCATCTTTTTCCGGATCAAGAATAATAGCTATTAATCCATTGGGATTTCCAATGCTAGTATTATAGTTATTGCTCTTAATAATTTGACCTTTTGCTTTTTCATTAGTTGGTAGCATGACCAACTGTACCTTCTTAAGTGTCATAAATGTTTACTTTTGAAATTCAATGTGAAAAGTAGGTATGGATACGTTGCCATAGACATGTCTGACCAACCTGTGCCAGTTATAGCTGCTATTGACCCTATCCATTAGGTATGTACCTATTGATACAATTTTAGCACACCTACTGATGTTTTTGGCTATTTCCTTGCAAATCGTGTCTTTTGAACACCATAACCATGTTTATCATAGGTATGGCACATGTTTTTAGGTGTACAAGCACTCAATAATAGGACAAATAGCCCTATTAAGAGTAAAATGATTATTGCTTTCATAATTTTAGGTTTAAAATGAATAAAATGATACCCACATAAAACAATCCAAAATACCTAGTACCATAGATACTCTCCAATATTGATGCTTTGGATCATATCCTTTGAGATTATTTATATGAGCCACTGTATTCATTATACTTTTGATTGTGCTGTAGACAGTCATCCAAGCAAATAATAGGGACATAAGTAAAATGAATTCTTTCATAATAGTTTTGGGTTAATGTGAATAATAGGTTTATTTATTGATTTGGCATAATTTACACAATTAGCCGTTCC